CACTAATCTACGTACATAACCTGACTCGTATGTAGCAAACTCTATGTCTTGATTCCAAGCATCTTTGAAAGGTAAGCGGAATACGCGTGTACCGTTCTTGATTTGACGTGGCGTTGATACATGCTTGCAACCGATCAGGTCGAGTGCTTCGTAGTATTTTCTGTATTTTTTAGCTTGATTCATGCGTACTCTTGATTATGTAGTTCAACAAGTTGAGGTAAATCTTCATGAGTTTGCCAGTCGATATTGCCTGTGTTAAAACCAAGTGTGACTGAGATATACTCTTCCATGTCTTCGCATTGGAATTTCGCTGCATAACTCGGTAATTCATACGTGATTACTTGATTGCCTTTTGGACTGTCGTAGTTTAGAATAGTTATATACATTAGTTCTCTGGTATATAAGTGAAACCTTTGTAGCCAAACCATTCGCTTACACCTTCTGACTCGCCATAGTTGATACAACCGAAGTTGTTTGGTAAGTCGCTGATACAATATGGGCGAAACACACGCTTGCCAATTTGTATTTTTTTGTCTTTTAGAAATTTTATTGTCTTCATATTATTATTATCTACAAGTGTTCGTATTTATTATGTAAGGTCTGTTACTACGTTAACAAGTAACATTATTATAGCGATACCAAATGTACCAACGTTTAAAGCAAGTAATGCTTTCATAGTAATCTCTGCGATTACAAAGTGATTAAATTTTCTCATATTATAGTTTTTTAGTTTCGATTATAGTGACAATATCCCAAGTAGAGTTCACCCAGCCTTGCCAACCTTGATTTATCTCTGCGTTAAATACTAGGCAGAGCGCGATAGTTGATAGTAATCTCATAGTAGTTTCATTAGAGCGTTAACAACTTCGTTAGCAGGTGACTTGTAGTCAACCTTTAAGTCTTGTGCGAAGTGATAACAGTCGTTACACTCGTCTTGCATTTCAACAAACTGCCAATCGCCATACATACTGCATTCAAGCGCTGTGCTACGTATTGAGTAGTCACTGATGTTGTAGGTGATGCTGATTTCACTGTCACCGATTAGAGTTAACTCATGCTTTGGTAAGTGGTATTTTAGTAGTTGATGCACTGCATCACGCTGTAGCTTTACTTCAGCTCGTAGTTTAGTATCGAATATCATAGTATTATTATCTGTAAGTTATCGTATTTAGTTTGTAGTAGTATGAGAATCGAACTCATAATTGTATTGAACTCGCAGTATTCTGCTACAATCGCTCACGCCGTGTTTTCCGCGTCACGTTACAATCCCGCCAAGGACTACTATGTAAGTGTTCATATTTGATTTACCAGTAAACACTAAACTAACTGGACTTTATGTTGACGCTTGATTATGAAATCACTGCGTCAGTTTCACGTAACACTTTTGGAATATTGTTACTTGCAGTGTACGACTTGTACTTCGCCCAACATGGCATTGCTTCGAGTGCTGACTGCATAAGAGTGAATGCTTTGTCGTGTGAGTAAGTAACTGTCTTGCCATTTTTGAAGTTGACAGTGATTGTAGTGTCTTTGCCTACAAGTGATTGACGTAAAACGAAACGCTTTGAAGTTAGTGTGTTATTAGAATTTGACATGATTATATGTTTTTAAGATTTTAGTTACATTATTATTATCGATTGAGTATCGTATTTAGTTTGTAAAAGAGTATACTTTGTTTAGTATTCAATTTCACGTGAGTAGTATTCCGCCACTTCTGTAAGTGTACAATTGTTTAGTACACACAACAACATAATAGTAGTATGAGTGGAAAGAGTAGAATTGTTACTAGTTCTTCGTTATTCATTTGAGTGTTATGTTTCATGACATTAAGTATTCAATTAGTTGCTTGTGAGTCATGCTGTAAAGTTGAGGCATGTTACCAGCAGTTACTTTTACATTCATTGTTTTACTTAGTCTTTTAAGTACGAGAGTTATTAGTAATTGTTTCATGTTTGAAATATTTTTTGTTTTTACTTATACTATTATTATCGAGAATATTTCGTAAAAGGTTAGTGGATTACAGTAATAATATAAATAAAATAGGTGGGGCTGGGAAGAAAGTTGCGGTTTACCATGGCGGGCGGGGCCCCGGGGGGAGGGGGGCTACACTTTACTACAAAATTTATAATACCCTAAAAATGTGACAATAGGTAGTTAATAGTATCCTAGTAGTAGGCTTGTGTCACACTTTGTAAATCTTCACTTTACCATGTGATTATATGCAATATAGAACTTTACACAAAAAACATATATTATGCCTTACAAAGAAAAATCTAGCATGAAGCTAGGTCTAAAGCCTGGAGCAAAGAAGCCAGGTAAAAAAGATCCACCAAAGTCGCCGCCAAAGCTTAAAGACAATCAATCAAGACCAAAAGCAAGACTTGAGCCACGCAAATCCGCCAGAAATATAGGTACTGGAGGAGGTCCAGCAAAGATCGAGCACGTATATGAGTCTCACAGCTCGAGAGACAAGGGTATATACCACCAAAGAAAAGGTGCAGGTAAAGCTACAGCAAACGTTAAAAGAAAGACGGCAAAAGCAGCTCCAACAGCAGCAGCTAGAGCTAAGGCAGCAGCGCCAGGTCGTAAGACTTACACAGATATGGCAGGATTCCTATCTATTAAAAAATAAGAAATTATGGGTATTATTAAACCAACACTATCACTAACAGCGAACGCATCGTCAGCTACGACAGAAGCCGGGCCGCTAAGCTTTGCGCTAACGCTATCAGCTACAGATTCGCTAGATATTACAGAGGTAGGATCGAAAATTGTAGACATTACTTCAACTCATCTATTAGTATGGGATGCGAGTGATTATTTTACTGCAGGATCTCCAGCTACTAGTCCAGCATTTGGTGTAGACGGAGGATTCATGTATTTTAAAAACCTTCTGTCAGAAAACACGCCAGCAGACACAGCTCACGATATTTGTATCGGTACTGGTAACGCTGATCTTGACGGTGTAGGTGAAGCTAACAGATTCTTTACGCTACAGCCTGGAGAATTTGCGTGGATGCCTTGGGATCTATGTCAAGATATTTACGCTGACGGGCTAGAGACAAACGCGTCTGCACTAGAGTGCTGGTTATTCCTTAGAACTGGAACAGCTTAATAACAAAGAACAATGGCATTTAAAATGAAAGGAAATCCTATGTCGCGTAACTTCGGCATAGGTGCATCCTCTTTAAAGATGGGTGATGAGTCTACTCCAGCTGTTAAAATGAAGAAAGATGATTCTTCTATGAAGCTTAGCGATAAGAAAGCTAAGAGAATGGCAAAGAAAGACAGTAAGCTTAGAGATAAATCATTTAATACTACTAAAGAATCTAAAGCAAAGAAGCTAGAAGCTAAGCGTAGAAAGCTAGCAAAGGGGTTTAAAGGTGT